AGTAGAACATAGAATAGTTCTGAAAAGAAACGTGGTCTGTCTGCATAAGTTGATGTACAGTTGTACATTCTCATTTGGTGCTTACGCAATTGATCTCCACCAAATTGTAGGGCGCGTTGTGCACCTAAAGCGTATTTTAGTTTATATAGTGATTCAGCCTCATCAATTAGTTGGCCTAGCTGAGGAGTCATCTTTTCCTTGTAATACTCCCTATGCATGTTCATGACTCGGGTTACAGCTTCCTCCCAAGTCTCATATCTTTCTTTTTCATCGTCCCATCTTGAATAGCCTTCATAAAATTTAGTATCGGACATAGTTGCCCGCAGATCGTGATCTTTGTTGTTGGGGACTAGTTTGAGCATTTAACACCTCTTAAAAATAAAAATAGTAATACCGCATAACGCGCTTATGCGGGCCGGTCATTTATATTGTCTTTGATTTTTGGTAGTATTATATATTAAAACGGCTCCCTAGGAAACCCCTAAAAAGCCGCAAATAAAAAAAATATTATTCTTATTTTTCTTCTTGTTTTGAAGGCTCATCAGTAAGAGCATCTTCATAGTAAGCAATAATAGCTTGTTGGTCTTTTACGTATCTACGCAACTCTGCGATTCCGAGAGCAAGATTTTCATAACCTTTTGGAGTGATCACAAACATAACTGTATTACCAGTTTTTGAATTAATCTCTTTAATTTTATCTTCGAGATTTTCTTCTGTGATAACAAACCAATCAACAGGTGGAAACTCAACAGCTTTGGGTCGAGTCTGAATTGGTATATTTTGTTTTTGGTATTCAGTAGTAACTACTACTTCAGCCTCCGGAGTTCTCCCCAGACACCCCATCAGTAACATCGGGCTCATCAGAAGGAGGAGTAGTTTCATCCTGGATCCGCTGAAGAAGTTTTTCAACGGCTCTGTTAACCCTGTCTTCCAGTCCTTGTGCATTTGTTAATGCCTCCATAGTCAAGTCTATTTTTGCAAAAACACCTCTAAGTTTATCTAGGTGCTCTTGAGATTGTTGCAGTCTAGCAGTTAATTCTCTATTGAGCTCTGCATTTTTTTCCATATCAGCAGCCATAGTATTAACGGTATTTTGTAATGTTTCAGCAGCTGATTTTAGTTTTACGTTATTTTCTCTAAGTGTAGCAATTGTAGCTTCAGACCACAAGTAGTATTGATAACCACCGTAACCAACACTACCAAGAATACCTACTACAAATAGCATTAAGTAAAGTTTAGCCATCTATATACTTCCTAAATCTTTTCAATAGTACAGGATGCTTGTCTTTACGTCTTCTTCTGTCTGTCATATTAATAGGCTTACCAACATTTCTTCGTAGAATGTGTATAGGAAGACGTGAAGGCCCCATATTTTTTGTATCATGGGGTATACCAGCATCAGCTGCAGTCATTGTTTCATTGGTTACTATACGTTTATTTGTCATCTAGCCAATTCACCTATTGTAACATATATATTTTTATTCGTTCTAATATGTTTGACTTCGTAAATATCTATACCAAAAAAATCACCCACTGGGTAGCAATCGTTGTCTACAGATATTTTATCTCTTGCATTTACCATTTCTTCAAGAGTCGTGTTTAGTAATTTATTATTTAATACTTTATATGTTCCAGGTGATAATCTTTTATCATCCAATACAAACCAGTTACTTTGTTCCGCCATAAAATCTAATGGATCTATACCAATAGATTGTAATGCTTCCATAATTTTTTTGTCTGGTATACTAAACTTTTCTTTAAGGAGGTACAGTGCTGTAGCATATGATGCAAGTCTTGTAGAACCACCTGGTGCTTTAGCCATTATCTTCTTTACATTAAACACTAATCGATGAAAAGGAGTATAGTACTCTTTGTACTTGTCTCTATTATCCATTGTGTTTAATTTAAAATCTTTGTCTCTATTTCCATCTTTATCAATAATGCCAACCTTAAAGGCCTCAGTCTCTTCAAATGGAGTTGTAAGAAGCTTTAGAAATCTAAACGTATAGACTAGATCACCAGCGCGTTTAATAATTCCCATTATATTTTCCTTAACTTCTCTACTACAACTTTATCTAAGGGTATTTCAGTATACTGATCATTTCTTATATGCCTTAGATAAATTAAAAAAGGTTTCATAATATGCCAATACTTTTTTTCTATTTTAAACTCTAACATTTTCAGACTAGGTTTAATATCAAAAACATTGAATATCACTATTAGATGGTTTAATATAAGTCTTTCAGATATCTCACCGGTTTTTTGATACCTATTAAATTGACGTTTCAAATACATGAATCTTTTCAGATCATTATAAAATTCATCTGCGTCAACCGTATTTGGTTTATAATAATGTTTAGCAGCATATAACAAAAAGTTTTTATCATTTAGCTCATCAAAAAGTTTCATGTGTTTTACCGTTCTGTTTACGTAAAACTATTTATTATAATAATCAGATTTAGCCATTGAGGCTTCTATCTTTCCTTCTTGATTCATATCTTGAATATCAGTAAATGATGGCATTCCATAATATTCATCGATTTGCTGCTGAGTAAATTTAGCGGGTTGTAACAATTCATCAGTATTTGGATCTACCCAGCCCTGATTGAGGACTGGGATTGCTCCATGACACCAACTTGGTGGTCGTATAGTCATTATATACCTCTATTAGCTAGTTGCTCCTTTAACTGGATTTACGACTTTTTTGTCACCAGCTGCATTATCACCTGGACGTGATTTAGCTGCATTAGTAGCTCTGCCTGCCTTTGATGCATCATCATGTCCTAGCTCATCATAATTTGAAATTTTATCATTGGTGTCAACAGCCATGTCTTTTTTCATGTCCATTGCACCTTTATTATTTTTTTCTTTTTCATTCCAATCTTCAGGCGGAGAAGCTTTTTTAGAATGCTTACCATCTTTATCAGCAGCGGCACGAGCTTCCATAATACGTGAGTAAATTGGTGGCAGAGTTGACTCTTTAAAAACTTCTGGGTGAAGGTCTTTTGCATCTTGATGGCTATCATAATGATGAGCTAGATATTTCTGAAGGTTTTTCTTTTTACCGGTAGCATCATGCGAATAATTAGTATGACCAGTTTTCTTTAAAGTGATACCATGCTTTTTAGCTACTGGATCAGGTCCACCCGTATGATCAATGTCAACAGTATGAACTTTTTCGCTCATCGCCGCATGCTTTACGCCTTCGCCAAGTTTGGCTTCAACAGCCATAGTCTCTTTTTCTTTTTTCTCTTTCTTAGGATTCATAACAACTTCATCTTCATTAGTTTTCTTTTTATTACGCATTTGTTTAAAGTCGTCGCCATCAATGTCTCCGTCTTTATCCATATCCAACTTATGTTGGTTTCCAGTTAGTTTTTTCTCGTTGACTTCAGAATATTTCTCAGCCAACCTTTTGATCCATTCGCTCATTTGTTTCTCCTTACATCCAAAGTTGAGCTGCGATTGATCCTGCTGCAGCAACGATTGCTACCCAGAACAGCTTATTTATTACTTGCACAACACGTGCATTATCATCTACTTTCTTTTCAATATCATCTAACTTTTGAGAAAATCGGTTCATTCTCTCATATGCCCGTTCATGATCTTCTTTGAGACCTGCTAGCTTTTCTTCTGCTCTTGCCATAGATACCATAGCATCAGCAAGCTGATCTAGCTTAGATTCAATTCTGTCAAGGCGCGTATTAGTATTTTCTGCCATTATCCTGTTCCAAATTCGTGCCCAGCTACTCTGCGCATTTGACTATTAAATTCCGATTGCGATGGTTTACTCTTATATAATTTAATAGAGATCTCAGGACGTTCCTTACCTTTAATTCTCCAGTTATAACCTTTGTCCTTGTGTTCTGGTTTAGTCGTCTTTACAACACGACGTTTGTAACCAGCTTCCCAAGATTCAGATTTCTTTTCCATAAAGGTTCTAAAGCTATTCATTACCACTTTACCTTATCAGCCCAGTATGCTGCAGATGTTTTTCCCTTAGCAATATTACGACCATGACGCGCCTTAAATGACTTAC